TAGAGCGGTATGACATATGTTGGACCGCACATGACGGAGAGAGATGGGTTCATAGTAAAAAGTCTGAACATTTACCACCTTCATTACCTACTGCTAAGCAGAAGAGAATGTTAGGTTTTGGGAGTGATGATGAGGCCCAACGCTGATTCTAGATTATTGTAATCTCGTTTCAATGGTTTATTCCTCTTTAGTTTTAGCGCACTATTGTTAGAAGAAGCATTCTTGATCTCATCCATTTTCTTTGTGTTTGAGACGAAGGGTATTACATTATCTACCACTGGTATCCTTTCAATATCGTTTGGTTTTGGTACATCTACTGTCTGATTCAATCTAAATTCTTCTATTGTTAGATCACCACCAAACTCTTTTAGCATAAACCTATTTGGAGCAGGTTTAATACTTCCTAGCTGGTTATACATCTTTCTACGCATCATGATGATATTACCACAAATGATACTACCTCTAGTTATCCCATGTTTGTCGAGCGCAAAGGATTTCATACAGCTCCATGAACAAAAATTACCACTCGTATAAAATTTGTTCCGTCTAGAATCGTGTTTGTGAGGCATACTTAAAGGCTCTCCGTCAAACGAATGACAGCACCACCAACACCACATACCAATAAAAAAATTTAACTCTTTAAGCTACTGGTTAAAGAGGAACCAATCATTTTAAGTAATGATTCTGAGTATTGATGTGGGTATAAGGAACCTTGCTATGTGTTTACTAGATGAAGAACGTCAGAACCTTGTCACCGAATGGGATGTATCAGGGGTTCCACCCGAACATAGGGATGGTCTTTATGTATCCATGCGAGATCATCTAGATGCCCGTCCATGGGTACTCACAGCAAAAACAATACTCATCGAGAAACAACCTGAGCGTAACAAGAAAATGATATCTGTCATGCACTTTCTCCATTCTTACTTCATTATTAAGTGTCCTAAAGCTGAAACAATTCTATATGATGCTAGACACAAAATACCTGATGTCGCTGGTCCAGGTAGGGCTCAATACAACAAGCGTAAGAAAGTCTCAATCGAGAGGTGTGAAGCCTTCATCAGAGATGGACCCATCAACGCACATTGGTTGGAAACATTTCAAAAATCTAAAAAGAAAGATGATCTCGCAGATACGGTGATGCAAGCCCTGTCATTCGTGAATAGGAAGGAGGTCTTACCCGCTTCACAAAAGAAGAAATCCACAAAGTTGGTGGCACGTCGCCCAAATGAGAATCAAAAAATGACAAAGTATTCCAAATGTAATTTAGCGTGGATTTATCTGAACAAGGTTGAATGTGAAGTTCTTGAGAATAATAAAAGATTCATGAAAGACCTGAAGAGGTACTATCGAGACCTAAGTGACTTGATTAAAGATATAAATGGATAGTTATTCACAATGAGTCTCACAATCAGAATGTCCGCCACACCCATCAACAAGCCCAACATTGATAAGATTATCAAGAGTAATAAACATCTCAGGGCTGCGGCACATTCTTCCAAAACCAATAGGAAACATCATCGTGTAGCAATCGACCAACTTGATTCGTTTCTAGATCTCATTGATAACGCCATTGATGTGATGAATAATACTACAGTCGAGATTGAAAAATCACAAGAGAAACTTTATGAATTGTACGACTTTTGTGGAGAAGTTCCATTCGATGATAGTTGTGATTATTAAAGATTAGAACGGATATATTGTTATAATGAAGAAAGTGTTAGATCATGGATTTGTAGAACTCGTGGACCACATGCCCCAAGAAAATCTAGATAAGGCTATAGTTGATGGTGCTCGTGTGAGTTATCAAACAGGTACCAAGACTACTCGTGGTGACCGAGGTCTTATTAGATATCTTGTTCGTAATTGGCACACTTCACCCCTAGAACTTGTAGTTTTCAAGTTCCGTATCAAGGCACCCCTATACATTGCTCGTCAGTGGCTTAGACACCGAACTGCCTCTGTGAATGAGATGTCTGCTAGGTATTCTATCGTTGATGAGGAATATTACGAACCAGAAGTCCTACGTGGACAATCAGCGGTAAATCATCAAGGATCAGAAGGTATTGTGGAACTAGACGATGAATTGAGTCAAACTCTTTCTGAACAGTATAAGCAGGCATTCAAGTTGTATGAACAGTTGCTTGAAAAGGGTGTGTGTAGAGAACAAGCTCGGGGTGTTCTTCCCCAATCTACCTATACTTCCTTTGTGTGGAAGATGGACCTACATAATCTCATGCATTTCTTACAATTGAGGATGGATCATCACGCTCAAAAGGAGATTCGTGACTATGCCACAGCCATATATGAACTCGTCCAACCCCTAGTACCCCACTCTATGGAGGCATTCATGGACTTTCGTGTAAACGCGATGCAGTTAACGGGACCCGAAATTGAAAATATAAACTCTGGGAAGGAAATTGAATCTCCAGGTGAAAAGAGAGAGTTTCTAGAAAAATTAAAACGGTTAAAAATTAAATGTCCTTAAAATACAACAAACACTATGTTCGCTATTACTGCATCCCCCACATGGTTCGCCAAATCTGATGACTTTAAGAAGATTGGTAAGAAAATCCAAAAACAAAGGAAGACCGAGGTAGACAAGATCAAGGATAAGATTGGTGATATTGCCCGTGACGAGCGCAAGCGTGTTCAAGAGATGTTCAAGGAACATCAAGATGTTATCAAGAAGGATAAGGAACAGACTAAAAAAACAAAAAAGAAGAAGAGTAACGCTAAAGAGATCGATCTTTACGAAAAGTAATCCAAATCGCAAAACCTACAAGTAGTGCAGCAAATGGTGTCCCGTTGAATCTCTCCGCTAATAGAGCACATACCACACTGTATTGAACTATACGTATTTCCTGTCGTGTTTTAATCATTGACCGTTTCATCGCTGCTCTCGATCTCTCAAGACCGAGAACAGTCGAATTTATTTTTCCAATTTTAGATGGAATTTCTGTGGTGTTCATAATGATTTCACTTATATCAAGAGACTCTAAAAACTGCTCTTGAATCATTGGTTCCAGGTACGTAAAGTAATCAAAGTTTGGATCGAGTTGGAGACATATCCCCTCAATTAGGGAGAAGGATTTCGCTAAATATACAAAACTTGTTGGTACAACAAATGGCTTTTCCATAGCAAGTTCAGCCGCAAGCTCATCGTTCATGATAGCACCACCATCTAGGGTCTCTAAATACCCCAAGATGGTTTCAAAAAATATTTCAATATCACTGATGTCTGAAGATGTTGGTACAATGACACCTAGCTTAATTAATATTTGAACAACTCCCTTTGTATCTCGTTTTATAATACACCCGAATAAGTCTGCGAAACCCTGTTTCAATTCATCATTTAACTCAATTAATAAACCAAAATCATAAAACACTAATTTACCATCTTTGGAAATGGCCAAATTACCCGGATGTGGGTCACCGTGAAATAACCCACCGTCCATCGTTTGAATGACATACGAATTAACCAATGCTTCACACACCTTCTTCTTATTGATTCTCTTATTTTTGATCTCTGTAATCTTATCAGCCTCTACATATTCCATGACAATCATATCATCGGTACAGTACTTTTTATACATATAAGGAACTTTTATCCAATCAATCCCCTTCAAACTTCTTCTAAACTTAATCGCATTTTCAACCTCTTGTTTATAATCAGCCTCTCCAAGAAGATACTCGATAGAATCATTGAGAACAAATTCAGAACTAGAACCAGTGTCAACACCTATTGACTGAATAAAGTCCAATATCTTCTTAACATTATTTGTATCTGATTTCATAATGTCTAGGATTCCAGGTCTTTTTAATTTTACAACAACCTTCTTACCATTTTGAAGGGTGGCTTTGTGCACCTGCCCAATACTAGCCGATTTGAATGGAATTTCGTCAAAATCTTTGAATATATCTCTATTTACAACATCTTTTACAAGGTTAAAATCAAATGGTGGTACATTATCTTGGAGAGATTCAAGTTCTTTGGTAAACTCTGGTGGATAGAGGTCTCCTCGTGTGGACGCTATCTGTCCTAATTTTACAAATGTCGGGCCAAGGTCTAGAAGTTCACCTTTCGTCCATCGACCAAGCTCAGCCTTATCTTCAGTAAAGCGTTCTTTCCATAAATATTTAGCTGCGAATTTCCATGTTTTTACCTTTTGATTTGGCGCCAACTTGACAGGTGGCGTCTTCATATTGGCTTGACTGAGTATACTCAACATATCCTACATTAACCTTAGGATTTTTTCTATAAGCTAAATATAGAATGAAGATTCATATCGTAGGAGCTGGTCCAACTGGATTATCTCTCGCATGGGAAATCTTACGCACAGGGGATCATGATGTTACCATTTACGATAGAAAGATATCAGCTGGTGGTTCTTGGTGGGAACCTAGTGTAGAATCACGCGATCTTCATGCACATAGAATTCTATTTGATAGAGCATTTGTAAACACACATTCTTTTTTTGAAGAAATGAAGATTGACTGGAATACCATGTTTGAAATAGAAAAAGATGCTGGTGTTTGGGATTTTACACTCAAAAGTTTAGAATATGATGACTATAAAACCCTTATAGGTCTCATATCTAGGGTTCTTTGGGATCCTAAAAAGTTTGAAAGTATATCAGTGAAAGACGCCATAGGTCCTCTCACCGATAGGGCTAAAGATCTCATAGAACATCTCCCTCTCATAATGGATGGTGTTACTTGGGATGTTATGTCTGCGTATGAATTCATAAACAATTTGAACCATGTTTTACTCTCTAAACGTTACACGCAGCGCGTTTCTGGTAAAGTTATGTGTGACGCGATGGAAGAAGCACTTCTCAAAGCTGGAGCCAATTTTGTTTTTGGTGCTGAACTTTTAGATGTTCAATACGGTAAGAAAGATTTTGTGGCAAAGTTTTCAGATGAAAGAATGATAAAAGATGGATTACTCTTTTTATGTCTAGATAATAGCCCAGCTTTAGATCTACTTGGCAACAATTGGGGACCTGACGCAGATGCCAAACTTAGAAGAAGTACATATGGTGCTATAAATGTTCTATTGGATTATGATCAACCAATTAAAATGAAATCAGATTTAGAAGTTTCTATAGAAACCAAGTGGAACTTACAACCAAAGGTACTCAGTGATGGTAAGACTGTATCATGTGTTATTTGTGATCTTGGTAAAGATGTACTCAGTTCTGACCCAGAAACCATCAAAAATGAAGTTGTTAGACAACTTAAATTACCACAACCCAATTCCATCAGGATTGGCTGGGGTGCTGAATGGAAAGAAAATAAATGGAACTTTTCACAATCCTCGGGTGTTCTCAGTCTTGAGGGTCAACTCCCCTTCTTTGGGAAATGCTCAAAGGTTGCCATGTGTGGTATGATGTCACCTAGACATACACCTTACTCCAGCATTGAAGCATCAGTTGAAGTTTCACGAGCCCTAAGCCATATGTGTTTCGGAACTAGAAAACCCCTGAAACCTATTTTGGTAACCCACGTCGGAATATTAACTTTAGTGTTACTTATAGTTTTACTTTTAGTTTATCGTAGATGAAGTTTGTAGCTAAAGTATATGAACCATTTTATGATCACAATGATAAAAAGTATATACGTTTTGTGATTCCTCAAAAAGTTTCAGAAATCATAGAACGTATGCATGCGAATAGGATGCACCTACTTGTAAACCGAGATATTGATAATCCCTTAGATGGTAAGGTACTCACAGTCAAAGTACCATTCCGTTATAGGAGAGTGATGTGTAAATTTGAAGGAAAACCTATACAATCTCTCATAAAGGATGATGAAGTTGATGTTGAATTAGATTTCAAAGGTATTTGGAATATTGGAAATCATTCAGGTTTCTCTTGGTTACTCTCCTCTTCAATCTTTTCAAGTCCCTGACCAGGAAGCTCTATGTTATCTACACCAGCCTTTTTTAGATCCGTGAATGTCTTTAACATTCCTTGAAGTCTGAAAACTTCTTGAGTCATTTGTTCAATGGTGTTCTGAAGTCTGTGAATGTTCTCATCAATGTTTAAAGTAGGCATCGTGTACTCATTTAAAGTTTCACATCTTTAAATAAGTAGATCATGACAACGTTGACTAGGACTGGTTATTTAGTCAATTCGGGTCCAATTCCCGAAATTAAAAAAGAACTTACCGTAAGACCTGTAGTCAATGGGGACTATGGATTTCCTCCGCCGCCTTTCAAGGTTTTCAGAGCAACTAAGACAGGAGTCTGTGTTCCCAGATTCTATGGAACTTCTAAACTTGGAGAACCACGAGAAGATAAGAGACCAGAGCCCACCCGTATCAATACCAAGTTTGTTGGGAAACTTCGAGATACCACACACCAAAACGATGCACTACGAGCAGCAATTAAAGCTGGCCACGGCGTCCTTTCTTTACCATGTGGGTACGGCAAAACGACGGTATCCTTGGCCATAGCATGTAAATTGGGGTACAGGACTATGATTGTAGTACATAAACAGTTTTTGGCCGATCAGTGGAGGGAGAGAATTCAACAGTTTTGTCCAGGTGCCACCATAGGTATTGTACAACAAGATAAGAAGGAAGTTGAATGTGATTTTATCATTGCTATGCTTCAATCACTTTCCCTAAAAGAATATTCATTTACAGATTTTGAGAGTGTAGGAACCCTCATAGTAGATGAGGCACATCATATTTGTGCCAAGGTTTTCAGTCAGTCACTCTTCAAAATGTGCCCCAAACATATATTTGGACTCTCGGCGACACCTGAGAGGAAAGATGGACTCACTAAAGTTTTACATTGGTTTATGGGTCCCACTTTCTTTGCAGTAGAACGCAAAAATCAGGAACAGGTTGAGGTTTTCCCAGTTATATACGATTCCCCAAACTATAAGAATCCACCCCCATCCATGAGGAACGGTAAAATCTCAATGCCGAACATGATAACAGAACTTGTGGAAGATCGCCGACGTAACCAAATGCTCGTAGAACTTGTCAAAAAGGCGTCAGCAGGTACGAGACAGTTACTTGTTTTGAGTGATAGACGTTTTCATTGTGAGTTCCTTCATCAGTGTTTTCCCAAAACATCTGGATTGTACATGGGTGGAATGAAAGAGGCGCAACTCCAAGAATCCTCAAAGAAGAAGATCATTTTCGCAACGTTCAGTCAAGCACACGAAGGCTTAGATATCCCCACCCTAGACACAGTTATTTTAGCTTCACCAAAATCTGATATTACCCAAAGTATTGGGCGTATTATGAGAGAAACGAAAGGTAAAAAGAATGATCCACACATCTACGATGTCCACGATCCTTGGTCTATCTTTACAGCAATGTATTACAAGAGACTCAAGATCTATAGACAAGGTGGATTCAATATACGTGGCAAGCTGTCGGAGGAGCCCAAGAGTGAGTTTACTCAGGGAAAGTGTCTGTTTTTATAATCTGACTAATTAATAAATGTCGGGTGCATTAATACAACTCGTTTCTAAGGGA